AACTGCGCTTGGGGGCACGGGCTATCTATTGACAACGGAAATAGAGGGGGGGGAGACGAATGACGTTATCATTGAACACTCTGCTAATGACTCTGATTGGTCAACATTGATAACATTCACTCAAGTATCGGCTGCGGGCGACGAGGTTATAGAACTCGGTTCAACGGCAGATGTTTACCGATATGTTCGGGCGACCTGGAATTTGAGCGAAGGCGAGGGTAGTGATTCGACGTTCTTTGTGGCATTCAGACGCAATACATAGGGGGGAATGATGTATCCACATTCAACGGATATGCTGAAATGGTTAATACGGGGCGGGATTGTACCAGATAACACACTAAGCGTAGTTATTGACATTCAGCCTGATAGTGCGGTGGTAATCTACGCCACAATTATTGGTACGAAAGCAATGCTAGAAGTAGACCCGCCGCCAGAATTGAGAAGCGCGCAGGTCAAAATAATCGAGTAACGGAGGAAAAAAATGGCATTTGTACATGGAACAGGTGGGGTATTCAGTCTGGACGTGTCCGATTCGCTGGTGGATATGTCGCCCTATGTGGAATCGTTCAACATTGACTTCACGCGTGAGATCGCCGATGTGAAGGCAATGGGTGATTCATGGGTAGAGCGATTGGCCGGAATGAGGATTTGCGATTGTTCTGGTGAGGCGGCCTATGACACGACCCTTGATTCCGCGTTGTGGACTGCATGGACGGCCGACACAGCCCTCTCATGGCAATTCGAGTTGAGCGGGGTGACGTATTCAGGCGAGTGTCGCGTGACTGGGTTCAGCATCAACGCGTCGTCCACTGATGCAGTACGACAGCCCTTTACGCTAGTCAATGATGGCGCAGTAACAAGAGTATAAACTAAATAGGAGGGTACAGTGATTCTCACAAGAGAAGAAGTCCTTGCAGTAGATGACCTACCGCAAGAAACGCTTGAAGTTCCTGGATGGGGCGGCGAGATCGTCGTGCGTGGTTTGACTCGTGGCGAGGCGTATGAGGCGCGTGACGCGGCCAAACGCGATGACGATACCGCCGACCTTTTGGCGTATGACATGCAGGTGTTTCTCAAAGGCGTAGTCGAACCCAAGTTCACAAAAGCGGACATCGCCAAGCTGAAAGGCAAGAGCGCGGGCATGATGGAACTGGTCACAACCCGTATCATGGCATTGTCCAGCGTGAACGAGTTTGGCGACATAACCCAAAAGGCGGTTGACGAAGCCGAGGCATCATTTCGCGACGGGGAGTAGAGACGCCTTCGAGTATTTCCTCGCGCAAGAACTTCACATGACCGTGCGGCAATTGCGAGCAGAAATGCCATCCAGCGAATATGTGAATTGGATGGGCTTCTATCAATACCAACACCATCGACGAGACCAAAAAAAACGCCAACAAGAAGTAAAAGAGGACGTGAAAAAGAGTGTTCGGAGATGAGGCAGCTAGACTCTGGGTAATAATTGGGGCTAAAACCAAAAAGCTAGATACTGGCTTGGCGCGCGCCGAAAAAAAGATGAAAGCCTTTGAAAAACAAGGCAGTATGATGGGCGGCGCGATTACTACTGGCATGACTATGGCTGCTGCCGCCGCCGCCGCACTAGCGGCCTCTCTCGTCGCGGTCGGCATCAAATTCAACGCGATGATGGAACAATCCGAAATCATGTTTGGGGCGATGATTGGCGATGCTGCCAGAGCCAAAATCTTCTTCGATGACTTGAAAGAAATGTCTATTGAGACACCATTCCAAGTCACAACACTAGCAGACGCGTCGAAGCGGATGCTTGCCTATGGCATTGCAGTTGATAAGGTTCTCCCAACCGTTACGGCCGTTACAGATGCAATGGCCGCTCTTGGCGGTGGCGATGTTGGTATTATGCGCGTTACCATTGCCCTGGGACAAATGACCGCGAAGGGAAAAGCTCAAGCGCAGGAGTTCCGCCAACTTGCCGAGGCCGGAATCAACGCATGGCAATTTCTTGCTGACTTTTTGGGAACAGACGTTGAGGGCGCAATGAAGGCCGTAGAAGATCGCGCCGTAGATGGTGCCCTTGCCGTAGAAGCCATTGTCGCGGGGATGAATAAAAAATACAAGGGTATGTCAAAGGTGCTGACCGAGACAATGGAAGGCTCTTGGGCTGTCATTAAGAATGTTGGATCACAGATAGCGGGAGAATTGACAGAGCCAGCATTTGAAGCCTTGCGTGATGAAATGGCGAAGTTTGCCAATGTAACGCTTCCGCAGTTCTTAGAAGATATACGCAAGGCGAAGGCTGAGGCGGGTCTTGAAACCGAATCCTTTAGAGAGATAAGGGGAAGGACCCCATGGCTGGCATTTCATACTCGCAGGAAATGTACGGAGTAATGCTCGCCCAGGCTGAGGAATATAGGCGGGAAATTGCTGAACAAGAAAAAAGGATTGCTACGCGAGAGCGAACCGGCTTTTTCCCTATAGGCAATATGGAAAAGGCAAAAGAAAAGGTTGAGGAGTTAAATCGCAGCCTTGCCGTAACAGAAGCGCATATGAATGCGCTAGATGAAATGTTTCGCCAAGATGTTGCTAGACAGGGCATTGATGTTGCCGCATTCACAAAAACAGAGAAGCTAGTATTTCAAATGATGGAACACGCCTTGACCATTAAGGACGCAATGCTAGAGGCCGCACAAGCTATTGCGATCATGGACAAGGCTGAAATATTAGGAGCGCGAGCGTTCAGGGGTGGGGGGCCAGATGAGGGATGGGGTGCTGGTGGATTTATTGGCCCTACGGTCGGCCCGGCGATTGCCGCTGCCAGAGCTATTGCATACAACGAGAATCAAAAGATCGCAGATGACTACCAGAAAAAGCTACAAAATGCTATTGAGACAGCCCATAAAAATGCAAGGTCACGGGTTGAAAGCATCCTCTCTACACCAACGGCGGTAACTCCATTCGATATGTTCCGTAGCGGAGAGGGTGCTGGAATGTTTGGCCCCTATCAGAACAAATGGGATGAACAGGCGCGTCGGATGCGTGACGCCATGCAGAATCCTAATAGTCCCTGGGCGAATATGATTCCCGAAGATGTCCGCGCTGCTGGGCCAGAGGCAATGCAATTCTTTGGTCAAGATTGGCTGGATAAATTCTACGCGGGGCAAAAGCCAGGTGAGATTGATTGGGAAGCATTCAAGCGTCAGTATGATGAGGCAAAAGCCAGAGAAGATTCATTCAATGCAATGGTTGATAAGGGCGCGGCAATAGTTGGTGTGTCACCAGAGGAAATTCGCAAAACACTTGGAATGGAAACCGGCGAAGATATTGCCAACGAGATAATGAGAACGTATGGTGAGGGGTTAGATAAGCAATCTCCTGGCGAAATGTTGTTGAATAAAATCAACACAGACCTTGATGAAAATAGAGAGGCGATAGTTGAATCGGGCATCGCTTTCTGGACAACGCTCTTTGGCTCAATTGCGAAGACACCACAGAACGCCCAGGAACTTCTCATAAGTGCCATTGCACCAGAGATGGCTCAGTGGTTAACTGATAATGGATATATTGGACTGGATTAATGGCAACTACCCTTGATGGTGTGACCCTGGCAAAACCAGCAAGCTGTCCTTATACTGATGCCCCGATTGGCCCAGTGGTGGAACGCGCCGATGGGTCTGTTGTCAGGCGTACCACTAACTCTACCGGACATAGACGCATCTGGACACCCAAATGGGAAGGAATCACTGTGGCCGAACTTACTACGTTACGCACTGAATGGGAAGATGCTTTACAAGGGGCGGTGAACTGGTCGCCACCGGATGATGCGAGTGCTTATTCTGTGATTGCCGATGGATCGCTGAGCTATGATGCTAAGTGGCTAGACGGGGCATGGCATGACAATGTATCTGGTGGAAAACTGATTGAGGCAAGCCCGTAATGCAAGATATATCTGGAACATCACTTGCCGCCAGTCGAACCGCGAACAGACCGTCATGTATCAAGCTGGAAGTGTATTGGAATGCTGCGACGGGATGGTCTGACGAGAGCGCGCGCATCATCACGGCAAACGGTAACATGCAAGCTATAAAACGCTCAGAGGGTATCGTGGGTGTTGGCGGTGGTATTGCGGATATAGCAAATATCACACTCGACAATCACGATAGACGCTTTTCCCCCTGGTATAGTGGCGGTGCATTATATTCGTATATTGGCAGCAATCAGTGGAAGGGCCTTGAGACGCGGCTATCGCTTGGCTATGAAGATGCGGGCGGTACGCCAGAATATGTCCCCGTTCACCGGGGGTACATTGACGATATAATCACATTCTGGTCGAGCGCGGGCCAACGCGCACAGCTCAAGCTTTCCGATAAGACATCCTATTTGAAACACAAGGGAAAGTCAATCCTTTACAATAACTATCGCACTGACCAGCTTATGACGGTGTTTGTCAATCTCTTACCTCAAACACCAATAGACATCAGGCCGACGCTGGTAAAAGACATCGGATTATTCTCTATCCCCTGGGGTTGGATAGACGATGAAAATATTTGGAAAGAATTGTCGCTCTTGGCAGAGGCTGAGGGCGGGCGTCTCTATTTCTCGAACACCGCCGATAATACCTTGATATTCGAGAACGCCACACACTTCTTGACTGGAAGCGACCATACATCGCCAAGCGTAGCGACGTTTGCTATCAGTGATTACTCAAGCGCGGGTGCTTCGCTGAATTACTCAAACTATTGGAATCATGTCATCGTAGAATATACCCCATATAAACGCGGGCCGCTACAAGAGGTGTGGAGCCAGCAAGAAGTTTTGAGAATCAAACCAGGGGAAACCGAAACCGTAAAGGCACTGTTCAATGCCCCTGTGTATTCTCTAGAAGGACAAGTTAAGAACAAGGACTATATTGCCGTTACTGCTGGTGGTACGCGTCGATCTGAAGACGTAACACTCACGGTAACATCTTATGCACAGCAGGGAAGCATTGATGTAGAGAATACTGGGGATTATACATTATTCATGGTTCGTAATCGACTTCGCGGCCGCCCAATATATGCTGGTGATACCGAAAAAGCCGAGGCGAAATCCACGGGCAGCCTAATCGATCAAGCCGGCGAAGTCACGAAAACGATAACAGCCAATCATTTCATTCAGACCCGCGAACACGCACAGGCATTGGCAGACTTCCTCTTGGAACGCGGCCACGAACCGCGCTCCGCGCCGCCAATCAAGGACATCGACGGGATGCCGTGGCTGCAAGTCGGGGACCGCGTGACGCTAACAGAAGAAGGCGGGACATCGGTTGGCGATTTCTTTGTGCAGCAGATACCGTGGTCATGGTCGCCATCCAGGGGGATGTCAATGAGTCCTGTCTGTTTGCCGGCTGGCCTGTTCGCATATGATAACTACTTCGTTCTGGGCACGAACACATTGGGGAGCGGGAGTGCTACGCCAGGGAGGGCGTTCTACTAATGGATAACACAGCAATGAATGCAACGATGCACACTGATAATGCCACACGAATTGATGGTGGCACCATCGTGGCCCCCACTCTATACCCGCCATTTACCCTCTGCCAAGATTGCAAATTCTGGGGCGGATTAATAGTAAAAGAATGGCCTGGATGGAATGAATGCAAAAGGCCCTATGTTGAAAACGCGCGATTTCATCTTATGGGCTGGGAAGTTGCTGGATTACTAGCCGCGCCAGACTTTGGATGTGTTGATGGGGAGCCTAAATGAAACTAGGAACCTGGGTGCGGATAGATGAATCAACACTGAAAAGGACTATCAGGCCAGCGATAGGCGATTCAGATTGGATTGAATACGAATTTTGTCATTTCTGTCCATTGATATTGGTGAATCCAGTCATTAAGCCGAAATATAAAGAACGGCTCAATGATCGCTATGCTTTCAATCTTTGCAAGATATGCCCCATGACTATCAAGTATCGTATTCAGGATTGGCTGTATTGGCGCGCCAAGATGCGGGGAAATAGATAGTATGACTTACGGCGCGGCCCCCAGTTTTGTAGATGGCACAGTACTGTCAGCACGCCAGATTAATCAGCTTGACGGCGGGCTTGACCATCTGTATGGCGTGGGCAAGGGTGTCTCAATTCCAACCGCATATATTAGTGATACCGATGCCGCCGGACTACCAGACCCAACGCCGGTATTTGATGGCTATATCTGCCACCGGCACGGCACGAATGAATACCTATATTATGATATACAGATAACAAATGAGGCTGGCTCAGAAACAGTTACCTGTGACATTTACTATGAGGCTGTCATAGAGGGAACTGATACGCCGCTGGCTACTATCACCACTACAAGCACGGAAAGAAAACGCGGGCTTGTATCATTGACAGATTTCCCCACTGAGGGTACTCATCCGGCCAATGAAGATTTAGTCCCTGTAAAAGTATTCGCCACTAGGTCTGCTAGTGAAGAACCATGCAAAGTCGAAGTATTCATGTTACAAGAGATACTTCTACCCACGACATATACCGCGTTGAATGACGCCGCGGCGCTGACAGATGACCAGGTAACAGACGTGGCGGCTGATTTGCAAGCGGTATCTGACAATTACGTTGCCCTGGACGCGATAAGTTTATCCGACGTGCCAGGATTTCGGTGTATACAATCTAACAGCATTAATCTGGGAATGGGCAAGGTAAGCCTCGGCAGATGGTATTTCAACACACACAAAACAGGCCGTCTCTATTATCGCGTGGGATTGGCGAAGGATAACTCAGGGACAGGAACAGGGCACAAGACAACCGTCACATTTCGTCTCAATAGCAATCCCGCAACCGATACAACCGTTGAATGGAGTGGCTTTTATCGAGATGTAAGTGACCCTGAAATATTCGAGGGTTATATCGACCTAACAAGCTATCTCGGTTCATGGGAATATCAGGGGCGCGTACGCGTCAATGTGTATGTCGAATACGGGAGCAATGACGGCTTTGGCAGGGCCATTCTCTATTACCTCGGAGAATACGGCGTATCAACTGATTCTGATTGGAAAGACTTGGCAAGCTATAGCCATAGCGATTATGTCATTGGCGACGGCGGAGCAGATAGCGTCAACCTCCGCTCACTCTGGGATAACTGCCTACTTTTAGCGGACGATGACGGCACTGGGTATCGCTCCAATGAAGATATGTCCGGCGATGGGAACTACCCCTGCGGCTATGCGATTGCGGTTTGTAGAAGCCCTGTAATACATCGCGGCTTTCGGCATAATGTAATACCAAAAGGGCGCTATATCCTGATTAACTATGAAAGGGATATGAACGCTCAGCAGATGGCGATACGTAGGACAAAAGACTTTCTGTATTACCGCACGAAAAACGCGTCGCTGATATTTATCGGCGATGATGGCGAGGAAAACACCCATCCATTAGAAGATTATGATGATGACAATGATTATCATATCCTTGATCTCAACTCAATTCAGGGACTATCGGTGGGTATGTGGTATTACTTGCGGGCATTGGTTCCCGTGGGCGGCGATGATGGAGGTGAAGTATTAGATTGGGCATCGGAGAGGGACATTGCCTAAAACACGGATGCTAAACAGAACGGCATACCAGAGAAGCGCGCCGGTTGACGCAGATGGTTATATGGCCGGCACGTGGATTCGACCTGGCTCGCTTCCGTATGACCGTATCAAGGCATATAGCCTGGAATCAATTGTCGCGTATATGGGTAATCTTTGGGGCGGCACGGCTACATTTGGCGATGCAAGCGGCGCTCACACGATCATTGGTGACGATGCGCGCGGCGGTCTCCAGATGTATCAGGCTCCGAACATGCTGGTATTCAGCGCGTCACCGCAGAATGGCGGGACGGTGCGCATTGGCGCGCTAAATGCGCCAGGCATTACGATGGTTGGCGGGGATGTACAGATTGACGGCGATGTAATGGTCGATGGAACGATACGCGCCCATAAACTGCTATTCGTTGGCGGGCTGTCATACAGCATGATGACCCACGATA